ATCATAAAGAATAAATTTAATATTAAGATATATAATGAAAAGAAAAAATTATCGCCAATAACTAGAAAATTATTTTATATGTTTGGTATTATGTGGGATAATCAACATGCAAAGGAAATTAAGATGTATAAACTAGATTCATGGTTTAAAAATGAAACTGAAGAGATAATTAATAATGGAGAACAAATAAATAAAAATATATTTAAGAAAAATTGTATATTAGATTTTATTAACAATATTGTTTACATAGTTCAAATAGGCTTAATTTATGTGGTCATAATAGCCTTGACTCTTCATAATATGATAAGTATTAATAATTTTACGCTATATGTATCTACAATTACTTCATTTATTTTATGTCTTAAAACAATTCTATGGTCAATTAGCGAACTATTTAATAATTCTTTATATTTTAATGATTATAGCTATTTTATCGATAAGTCGAAAGATTATAGTGAAAAATATATAATAAAGGAAATAGGAAAAATTGAATTCAGAAATGTATCGTTTAGGTATAGCGATTCAAATGAAAACATAATAAACAATTTATCATTCTCTGTCTCTAAAGGAGAGGCATTAACAATAGTTGGTAAAAATGGTGTTGGAAAAAGTACGGTTATTAAACTGCTATTGAGATTTTTACAACCTAATTTTGGTAATATCCTTATAAATGATTATGATTTAAATGACGTTGATTTGAATAGTTATTATGAAAAATTATCATGTCTTTTTCAAAATGACGTTTTGTTTCCATATTCATTAAAAGATAATATATCAGCATTTGGTTTTGATGAAAATATGGCAAAAGTTTCTGCTGAAAAAACATTATTCATAGACATTATGAAAAAACATAATTTAGATTTTTCAGATAGTTTTTCAAATAAACTTGATGGTAATGGTGTAAATTTTTCAGGTGGAGAAATTCAGCAATTATTATTGACAAGAACACTCTATAAAAATAGTGAATTGTTGATTTTTGATGAACCTTCTTCAAATTTGTCCCAATCAGTAGAGAAAGCACTTTATAATTCTTTATTAAAAAATAAAAATTCTAATATAATAATTATGGTATCACATCGTCTAGGATTTTGTGATTCATCAGATAAAATTTTAGTACTAGATAGTAATGGTAATACTGAATATGGTAATCAAACTGAATTATTAAATTTAAGAGGACTATATTATTTAATGTATATGAAATATTATAATATTAGCAAGAATTAAAATATGAAGACATTAGATTTAAATATTGTTTAAATGGTTGTATAATAGAAGTCAAAAATCATCTTAATTATAAGACAGCAAATTTTGTTGTTTTTAATGTAAATTTTTGAATTATATTGTGATTGCTTGTAAATATATAGTGACTGTTTTGCATGAGTTGGGAAATGTCAAATAGCTAGTATTTTGAGAATAGTAAGTTGTTAGTGCAAGAATAGGAACAAATAAAAAACTTATATCTAGTGAGAATGAATAAAAAAATCAATTGTTCATGAATTAAGGTATGCATTTTAAATATATTTTGCACAACTGATGAATGATGAATTAGTTAATCAATAGCGAGAAGAATTAGCAAGTCCAAAAAATTCAGAAAGCATTAATCGTGAAGAACCAAGAGCTCTGGTGGAATATGGGGTCAATTAATTGAAATTTATGCAGAATTATTTTCATAATATTATCTAACAAAATATGAAGGGATATTAATGAAGAAAAAGGATGATTAGATACAGTTACTGATTGATGCTTATATGGATAAATACAAAAATAGATTTTAATATAATTATAGATTGGCCACTAGAAATAGTGGTCTTTTTTAATAATATTTTCTAAAATTTAGTAGTTTTTGTGATTCTTCGAACATTATTTCAAAAAAATAAAAATTAATATAATTTTAAATATTTGAAGAGAAAAACAAAAAAATACAAAATAATTGGCATATTTTTCAAATTTTGTTATAATTTAATTACAATAAAAGGAGACATATTATGAGTAAATTTGATAACACAAAATGTATAAATAATATATATTATTTGATAAAAGATAGAAATATGAAAATTGGTGATGTCGAAAGCAAAGTAGGTGTTAGTGCTGGATATTTCTCTCGTTTATCAAAAGAAGACAATCAAGCCATACCAAGTCTGGAAACGATTTGCAATATTGCAGATTTATTAAATGTTTCAATAGATGCATTATTATATTTAGATTTAAATGAGATGGGCACTCAAGATAAATTAGTTTCAGATTTTATTTTGAACTTAATTGATAAGACAACATCTGGTAAATTGCTATGGACAAGAGGAGATAGTAATACAGTTTATGTAGATATTCAAAATTTTGACAATCATCCACTATACGAAGAAATCGAATATAAAGAGGGAGATTTCATCAACTATGATGATCCACTTTATAAATTTAGATATAATACAGTATTTAGAAATGGTGGAGACATACTGGGTGAATTCTATGAAATAATGCTAGAAGAAGCAAATGCAAAATTATATATTGTTAAAACTGCAATTACAAATTACACAATAGTTGATGATGGAATTACTGATATTAGTTATGAATTATTTATATATGTAGATCAAGAATTAAATGGCATTTGTCATACTGATAATAGATTAGGTAAATTCTATGAAAAGATATTACCACAATTATATAATACTGCCGCAGTTTCTAGTAGAAAAAGTAAAATTAATGGAAAAGTGAAAAACATAATCACTTTATTCATGAAAAATAATAAGTAGAAGTATTGAAAGGAGGAGTTTTTATTGCAAACAGTCCAAGAGAAGAAATACTATTGTTGTTGTCCTAAATGTGGTAATAAAGTTCATTATGGATTTCCCAGTAAAGGGAATGAAAAAGTGTGGTGCAATTGTATTAACAAGCATTACCGATGATGGTAAATGTACAACACAATTAAGACCAAAAGGTCGAAAACCAAAAGCATAAAAATAAAATAAACGAAAGGCATTATATGGTGAACGAATTGCCACCAGCAAGTAACAAATATAACAATTTAGTTATTCTGACAATTCTATCATATAAAGTAACATTTGTTAGAGAGTCATCATTATGAGAATTTTAAAATTCAGGAATGGCCTGACAAATATGTGAAGACTATTATGCTATGAGCTAATAGCAACAACCATGGAGTAAATGTGGTTATTTTTCGCATATTTTGTCAGACCATTTTTTATTTGCTCAAAATTGGTAATTACCTAGAAATAGGATTACATACAAAAACAACTTTATAAAAATTCTCATTTGCTGAGGATGTCGACATAAGCAAAAGGGATACATAAAAAAGTTTAAACCAAGATTTCAACAATCTAAGGTAAAAAAATTTTTTGAATGTATGCCTCTTTTCATCGTGCTTCAGAAACTTTAAGAGCCAGTATGCATTCAAAGAGATGTATACTGGCTTTTTTTGTACCCTTTTGACTTATGCAAAAAATTTATTGCTAAGAAAGCAGAAAGGTTACAATATGAAAATAATTTATAAGTTTGCTATGGATCAGTATCAGAGGTTGAAGTTGAAGAAGAAGTAGGACAAGCTATTATCGTATCACGCAAGAAAGAAGAAAACTATGAAAGAAAGATGAGATACCATTGTCCTGTATCGATTGATAGATTGGAATATGAAGGGTTAGAGTTTGCTGACCAAGATACACCGATGTCAATACTAGAAAAGGAAATCGAAGAACAAGAACAAAAAGAATTAATAGACTATGTAATGAGTCAATTAACTGAAACACAAAGAAGAAGAATTCAGATGAAAGCAGATGGCTTAACTTTAGAAGAAATTGCAGAAATAGAAGGTGTGCATTTTACAACAATTGATGAGTCAATTAAAGCTGCAAAAAAGAAAGCAAATAAGTTAAGAGAAAAATATTTTAAAAAGTTTTAGAAAACACCCCTAAAAAATAGCCAAAAATCTCCTTATAGTGAAAGGCAAGAAGCACGACCTTTCAGAAAGGAGATTTTTTATTATGAGAAGAAATTTAAAAGTGCAAGTAACCAAAGGTGGTATCACTAGTGGTGATGTTGTCATTAAGACAGTTGACGCAAATGATGAAAATGTAAAAAAGTTATTTGGTGACCTTCGAAGAATGACAATCATCATACCCGGTGGAACTATCGACAAAGTAATTATTACCGAAGAGAAAGAAGGTGATGGGGATGGAGAAGAACCATGCAATACTATCGGCTTCAAGCAGCCATAGATGGTTAGAGTGTACTCCAAGTGCAAGATTAGAACTAGAGTTTGAAGACTATGAGTCTATAGCAGCACAAGAAGGAACTGCCGCTCATGCACTTGCTGAACACAAGCTAAAAAGGAAACTGAAGATGAGAAGTGATAGACCCGTATCAGAATTCAATGATGAAGATATGGAACTATACACTGATGATTATGCAGACTATGTGTTCTGCCAATTCAAAAAAGCAAAACGTTATGATGAGAATGCTCAAATATTTATAGAACAAAGATTAGACTTCTCATGTTACGTGCCTGATGGATTTGGAACAGGAGATGCTGTAATTATCAGTAAAGGTAAAATTCAAATTATAGATTTGAAATATGGACTTGGCATACTTGTTAACGCTGAACATAACAGTCAAATGATGTTATATGCTCTAGGTGCTTTAAAGAAGTTTGAAAAAGAGTATGGCATTAAAAAAGTAAGAATGGTTATCTTCCAACCAAGAAGAGAAAATGTATCAGTATGGGAAACAACAGTATTCCAGCTTAAGAAATGGGCTGAGAAGAAATTAAGACCAAGAGCTGAAATGGCATTCAAAGGAACAGGTAACTATCAACCAGGATTACATTGCCAATTTTGTAAAGCAGCAATTAAATGTCGTGCAAGAGCTGAAGAAAAGCTAAAACTTGCAGAAGAAGAATTCAAAATGCCACCACTCTTATCAGATGCAGAAATTGAATCAATGCTTGCAAAAATACCAGACATCAAGAAATGGATTGAAGAAATTTGGGACTATGCAACAAGTGAAGCACTAAAAGGTAAACAGTGGAATGGCTTCAAAGTGGTAGAAGGAAAATCTAATCGTAAGTATGTAGATGAAGAGAAGGTAGCAGAAGCTTGCTCAAAAGCAGGATATAAAGACATCTACGTAAAGAAACTTATTACCATAACTGAAATGGAAAAATTAATGGGCAAAAAAGAGTTTGCTCAAATACTAGGAAGTCTAGTAGAAAAACCGGCAGGCAAACCAACATTAGTTGATGAATCAGATAAACGACCTGCCATCGTAAATGTTAACAATGAATTTAGTAAAGTAGAAAACTAGGAGGATTAAATTATGTCAAAAGATACAAAAGTTGTTACAGGTAAAGTTAGATTAAGTTATGCAAACGTATGGGAAGCAAAAGCATTGAGTGATGGTCAAAAACCAAAATTCTCAACATCAATTATTATCCCAAAAGAAGATAGTGAAACAATCGCAAAAATTGAAAAGGCAATCGAATGTGCGATTAGTGAAGGAATAAGTAAGTTTGGTGGTAAGAAACCAAATATTAAAGCAATTAAAACCCCACTTCGTGATGGAGATATTGAAAGAGAAGATGATGAAGCATACAAAAATTCGTATTTCTTAAATGCTAATTCATTTACAGCACCACAAATTGTGGATAGAAATATTCAACCAATTCTAGATCGTTCAGAAGTATATTCAGGATGTTATGCTCGTGTGTCATTAAGCTTCTATGCATACAACTCAAATGGAAATAAAGGTGTTGCATGTGGACTAGGAAATATTCAAAAGGTGGCAGATGGTGAGCTGTTAGGTGGCAAAACAAATGCCAGTGATGATTTTGGAACTGATGACTTATTATAAAAAACGAAATAGGGGTGGTAGGCAATACACTTGCCACCCTTACTTTAGAAAGGAAAACTAGATGAAAGAAATATTTATAGATATTGAAACTTATTCAGATATTGACCTTTCCAAATGTGGAGTTTATAGATACGCACAGTCAATAAATTTTGAGGTGCTATTGTTTTCATATTCAATAGATCAAGGACCAGTAAAAGTAGTTGATTTAAAAAGTGGAGAAAAAATATCTGAAGTTATAGTAAAAGCCTTAACTGACAATAGTGTTAAAAAGTATGCATACAACGCTGTCTTTGAACGTGTTTGTTTATCAAAGCATTTAGGCTATCCTATAGGACACTATTTGTCACCAGATGGGTGGTTTTGTGATATGGTTCATGCCGCAACATTAGTCTTACCTTTATCACTAGAAAATGTTGGAACAGTGTTAGGCATAGAGAAAATGAAATTATCCACAGGAAAGAACTTAATTAAATACTTTTGCGTTCCGTGTTCACCAACTAAAACTAATGGAATGAGGACAAGAAATCTACCACATCATGACAAGGAAAAGTGGGAAGAGTTTAAAGAATATAACATACGTGATGTAGAGACTGAAATAGAAATTCATAATCGATTGATAAAATTTCCAGTACTTGATTCAGAGTGGAATAACTATCACCTAGATCAAAGAATTAACGATTATGGAATTATGTTAGATATGGAATTTGTTAATCAAGCAATTAGATGTAGCGAAGAAAATGAAGAAATGAAAGTAGAACGTGCAAAAGTGATAACAGGAGTAAATAATCCTAACTCACCAAAGCAATTAAAAGAATGGATTTTAGAACAAGGAATACAAGGTGTAGACTCATTATCTAAAGCAGATGTCCAAAGGTTATTAAAAGATGCAACAGGAAATGTTGAGGAAATCTTAAAGTTAAGACAAGAGATTGCAAAGTCAAGTATTAAAAAATATCAAGCAATGCAAAATGTTGTTTGTAAAGATTCAAGAGCAAGAGGATTGATTCAATTCTATGGTGCTAATAGAACAGGTAGGTTTGCAGGAAGACTAATTCAGGTTCAGAACCTTCCTCAAAACCATTTAGAGCCAATAGATGAAGCTAGACAACTTATACGAAATGAAGATATAGATGCGATCATGGCGAAATTTGGGACTGTTTCAAGCGTTTTGTCAGAGTTAATAAGAACAGCATTTATACCAAAACCAGGATCAAGATTTATAGTAGCGGACTACTCAAGTATAGAAGCAAGAGTGCTTGCATGGTATGCACAGGAAAAATGGAGACTAGAACTATTTGAAAAAGGCGGAGACATATACTGCCAATCAGCAAGCCTGATGTTCGGTGTGCCAGTAGAAAAAAAATGGCATTAATGGTGAATTAAGACAAAAAGGTAAGGTAGCTGAGCTAGCTTGTGGATATGGTGGTAGTATCGGAGCTTTGAAAGCATTCGGTGCTGTAGCACTTGGAATCAAGGAAACTGAACTAAAAGGAATCATTGATAAATGGCGTTCATCAAACTCTAACATTGTAAAGATGTGGTGGGATATTGATAAAGCAGTAAAAGATGTAGTCACTACAAGAATGACAAAAAGATTATATGGACTTACCATTTTCTACGATAAAGGAATAATGTTTATAAAACTACCAAGTGGTAGATGCCTTGCTTATTGTAAACCAAGACTAGGAATTAATGCATTTGGTTCAGAATGCGTAACATACGAAGGAATCGGTATGGCCAAAAAGTGGGAACGATTAGAATCCTATGGACCAAAGTTCGTAGAAAATATTGTTCAAGCAACATCAAGAGATATATTGTGTGAAGCTATGAAAAGATTGCACAATAATGGATACAAAATCGTTATGCACGTACATGATGAAGTTGTGTTAGAAGTAGAAGATAAAGTATCTTGTGTTGAAGAAGTATGTCGCATTATGGCAATAAAACCAAAATGGTTAACTAACGTAAGCATTACTGCCGATGGATACGAATGCAAATTTTACAAGAAGGAGTAATCAAAATGATTAATGTATTTAGAGGCTATGTAAAAACAAAAGATAAAAAACCCATTCAAAAATTTGGTGGAGATGAACCACTTCTAACTTTAGAACAGGCAGAAAAGTATGATGAGTATGCAGGAATCCTAAATGGAGAATTCACTGTAATTGATTTTGATGAAAAAGAATATTCAGATATTGCATATAAAATTGTAAAAAAAGAACAGTTAAACTGTAGAGTAGTACAAACAACTAGAGGAAAACACATTATATTCAAAAATTCTCCTTATGTAACCAAAGGTGTTGTCAAAGCAATTAATGGGCTAGGATTACACTTTGATGTGAGATGTGGAAGAAATATGTATATCGTAGTTAAAGCAAAAGGAAAGGTACGAACAATCTTACAAGAATTTGATGAAACAAAAGAGATCGATATTGTACCAAGATACTTTGCTCCAATAAAAAGTGATGACTTTAACTTTAAAGGTTTAAAAGATGGAGATGGTAGAAATGCCAAATTATTCACACACATTATAAACCTTATGAGAAACAAGTTCAGTCGTGATGATGCTATTAAAACGATAGAACTAATCAATGAGTATGTATTTGAAGAATCATTACCAGATAGTGAAGTAAAACAAATTTGTAGAAATGATGCATTTAAGAATGTATTAGTATCAGACCCAGAATTAGAATTCGGTAATGTTGACTTAAAACCAGAAAACTTTTCAGATATGGCAATGGCTGAATTATTTGCAAAAGTGTGTAAGAATATCATTAGATATAATCCTGCAACAGACTGGCTTGTATGGAATGGAAGAGTATGGGAAATGTCAGAATTAAAAGCACAACAAAAATATATTGAGTTTATTAAGAAAGTATTAGACATAGCCAAACTAGAAATGTTTAAAAATGCTAATGATGAAGATGAAGACTTAAACAAAAAAGTAAAAGCCTACTACAAGTATGTTCTTAAGATGTGTGATGCAGGAAAAATTAGTGCAGTAATGAAACTAGCAAAAAGTTATTTAGAAATTGAAATTGAAGAACTAGATGCAAATCCATTTGACCTAAACACACCAGAAGGAATTATTGACTTAAAGACAGGTCAAATGAAACCTCATGATCCAAGAGCAATGTGTACTAAAATGACAATGTTCTCACCAAGTGATGGTGGAGAAAAGATGTGGGATGACTTCTTGAATGTTGTAACACGAAACGATAAGGAATTTAAAAACTATCTTCAATACATAGCAGGACAAGCTGTAATAGGGAAGATTTATCATGAAGGAATTGTCATCGCATATGGTGATGGAGCAAATGGTAAGAGTACTTTATTTAACACAATCTTTGATGTACTAGGAGACTATTCAGGTAAGATTCAAGCAGAAGCCCTAACGACAAGAGTTAAGAATGCCAAAGTTGACCTTGCAGAATTATTAGGTAAAAGATTCATTCTGGCATCAGAAACTGAAGAAGGACAACGATTATCAATTGGAATGCTAAAGCAAATTGCAAGTGTTGATGATATTGTAGCAGAAAAGAAATACCACGATCCTTTCACATTTACGCCAAGCCACTTAACTGTTCTATATACTAACTACCTACCTAAAGTAGGATCAAACGATAAAGGTACTTGGAGAAGACTAATAGTAGCCCCATTCAATGCTGAGATAACTAACCCACAAAAAGACTTTGCCGAAAAACTAATTGCAAGATCAAGTGGTGCAGTAATGAAATGGCTAGTAGAAGGTGCTCAATTATTCTTAAAAGCAAATTATAACCTACCAAAATGCAAAGCTGTAGATGATGCAATTAAGAAGTATCACGATGAGAACGATTGGCTAAGTTCATTTGTTGAAGACTGTTGCATAGTTGGTAAAAACGAAAAAGTAACAGGTGGAAGGCTATATGAAGTTTATAAAGAATGGTCAACTGAAATGGGTGAGTACGTCAGAAGAAACCGAGACTTTGCCCAAGCGTTGAAAGTTGCAGGATACGAATCCAAGAGAACAAAGAAATGCATAGAATGGCATGGACTATCGATTGATGAAGATGTAATGCTCGCACTAAAAAGAAAAGAAAAAATGCAGAGTGCCTTAATTGATGCGGTGAAAGCAAGACTAAAATAAGTTAGGAGGTATAGTATGACATCAAAAGAATTCTTGGATAGACCATATCACATAAAGAAAAAGATTAGATATCTAGAACTTGAACTAGATAGATATAGTGTAATGATGAATTCAATACCTCAGCCAAGTTATGGATCAATAAGAGTTGATAAGTCACCAAGTACTGAAACTCCTAACCAAAAAGCACTTGAAAAGTATTATGAAACTCAAGATAAGATTAAAGAAAAGAAAGAAGAGTTGGAACAAGCAACAAATGATATAATAACAGTGATTGATAAGTTAGATAATGAAGACTATAAACTATTATTAAAATATAGATACATAGATTTAAAGAACATAACTGAAATTGCTGACTTACTTTATATCTCAATTAGAACTGCACAACGTTGGCATAGACTAGCACTAGACGAAATAATTTTAGAGTAATAATATTTTTACCGATTATTTTAAAGTTGTCATACCGTGACATACCATGACATACCTTGTCATATTGAAACATAGTGTCAAATATGATATGATATAATTGCAAAAATATTATATATAGAAGACCTTAAGGAGTTAATTCCAAGAGGCCTTTTTTCATATCTAAAAGGAGAAACAAGCATGCCAATGAAGCCAAAAGTTTCTTGTGCTTATCCTGGATGTCCTAAATTAGTTGATAAAGGATATTGTGAAGAGCATAAGAAAAAAAGAGATCAAGAATATAATAAGTACTCAAGAGATGAGTTCACAAAATATTTCTACAAGTCAAAAGAGTGGTTAATTTTGAGAACTGAACAATTAAAACTGCATCCATTCTGTGAAGAATGTTTAAAGAATGGAAAAGTGAAACGAGCAAAAATTGTTGACCACATCATACCTGTCAAACAAGGTGGAGCAAAACTTGATCTAAACAACTTACAAAGCTTGTGTTGGAGTTGCCATTCAAGAAAAAGTGTTGAAGAAGGTAGCAGATTTGGAAAATAATTTTCTATTATATTTTTCATTATTTTTAAAAATATTCTTTAGTAGGGGTAGTCGAAATTTATAGAAAGATATGAGAGAAGAGCGGGGCCGCAATCTCGTTCGCATAAAATTCAAACAATCAAAAATCAAAAATCAATTTTTGAAAGGAGGTAGCAATGCCAAGTGGCGGATATAGAATAAATGCAGGAAGAAAAAAGAAATCAGAAACAATGCCAAAACTTGAAAGCACTAAAAGTGGAGAAGTAGTTGAGATATTAGACTTCGGACCAGATGCACTAGAACTACCAAAAAAACCACCAGAGTACTTATCAGAAAAAGCAAAAGAAATATATTCAAACGTATATGAATGGCTTAAGTCTATTGATTGCTTAAAAGGTATTCATTCATACACACTAGAAGAATATGCAATTTGTAAAGCAAGATGGCTTGAGTGTGAACAAATGAACTCAACACATGGAATGCTACTAAAAGACCCAAATGGCAAAATGATAGTATCTCCTTATGTTGCAGTGGGTAGTAAGTATTTGAAAGAGGCAAATGATGCTTGGACAAAAATTCATTTAATAGTGGTTAAGACTAGAAAAACAACACTAATAGATGATGATGGGGAAGTTAATCCATTAGAAGATTTGTTCAAAAGGAAAGGTGAGAAATAATGTTAAAAGTAATTGAGCTATTCGCAGGGATAGGCTCACAAACACAGGCACTTAAGAACATTGGTGTTAATCACAAAGTTATAGGTATTTCAGAGATTGATAAATATTGTTTAACTAGTTATGAAGTCCTACATGGCAAAACACATAATTTTGGTAATATTTGTGATATTAAAGAATTGCCACTTGCAGACCTTTGGACATATTCCTTCCCATGTGTTGATGTTTCAATTGCAGGAAAGTTAGCAGGCATTACTCAAGGAACAAGAAGTGGACTACTTTATGAAGTGGAAAGATTACTTAAAGTGGCACAAGAAAATGGAACACTACCTAAATACCTACTTTTAGAAAATGTTAAAAACTTAGTTAGTAAAAGATTTATTGATGATTACAACAAGTGGATTTTATTCCTGGAAAGTTTAGGATATAAAAATTACTGGCAAATACTCAATTCTAAGGATTATGGAATCCCACAAAATCGACAACGTGTTTTCTGCGTATCGATTAGGGGAGATCATGATCCTTTTAATTTTCCTGAAAAAAACCACTCATGTTTAAACTAAAGGACTTACTAGAGGATCATGTAGATGAGAAGTATTACTTGAGTCAGAAAATGTTAAATTGTTTCTTAAGTGATGGAACAGGAAGATACCCAAGAAAAGAAAGATTCATAGGTAACATCACAAGACAAAACAAGGATGTGGGTAATTCAGTAACAACACTAGCAGGTAATAGGCCAACTGATAACTTCGTTATTGATAAAATTGTAAAATTAGGAAACTATTCACCAAGTGGACACAGTGTCGCAAGCGTAGTTGATTCAAATGGAGTAGCACCAACTGTGATGGAAAATCACGGCACAGTAACAAGTATTTTATTAAAAGAAGAACTATGTGATAAGTTAATCAACGAAGGATTTGTAAAAGAAGGAGACGTGGTGAATCATAGTTACTCAACTTCAAGAATGAACAAGCCTGGAATTGCAAATAACGAAAACCCAGACTGTGCTCCAGCATTAACAACAAGAGGAGATACATTAGGAGTTGTAGTAAAAGAAGCATTACCAATTAAGAATGCAACAAAGAAAGGATATTTGCTCGCAGAAGATGGAGATGCAGTAGATATAAGTGGTAGAATGAAATATCATCGAGGCACAGTTCAAAAAGGAATGACACAAACAATAACAACATCAGGTGGGGATAATATTGGAGTTGTAGTTGCAGCCGCACAAAGGAAAAGAAAAAAAGGGCAAGAATTAGAAATATCAGACAGAGAATATTCAAATGCCATTACAACAGTACAAAAAGACGCACTAGTAATGACAGGACTGCGAATCAGAAAACTTACTCCACGTGAATGCCTAAGACTTATGGGATGGAATGATAAACAAATCGATAAAATTCAACAAGTAGGAATTAGTCAATCACAACAATATAAGCAGGCAGGTAATGGAATAGTTGTCCAAGTACTTGAAGCAATATTTAAAAACTTATTCAAAGGAGAAATTAATAATGAGTAGAATTTATACAGCTGAATCAGTAACAAGTGGACATCCAGACAAGCTAGCGGACTTAATCGCAGATAGTATTCTGGATGAATGTTTAAGACAAGATGAAAATAGTCACGTTGCTTGTGAAGTAATGTTATCACACAATAAATGTTTTCTAGCAGGAGAAATCACTACAAAAGCAAAAGTAGACTACGTTGAAGTAGCCAAAGAAGTAATTAGAGAAGTTGGATATGATGCAGATGCAATTGAATACGAATCAAGAATTCACGAACAAAGTTTAGATATCAATGGTGCTGTATCAAAAGAAGAACAAGGTGCAGGTGACCAAGGTATCGTATATGGTTATGCAATCAAAGAAACACCTAACTATATGCCACTACCAATCACACTAGCAAATAGACTTATTCAAAGGCTTGAAGAATGTAGAAAGAAAAAATACATTCATGGTTTACTACCAGATGGTAAGAGCCAAGTATCACTAGAATACATTGATGAAGAACAGGTAAATGTTGTGTCAATTGTAGTATCAGCTCAACATACTGAAGATAAAGATATCGATGAGTTAAGAAAAGAAATTAGATTATTAGTAATTGATTATGTATTCGATGACTTTGACTTATCAAATGCAGAAATTCACATTAATCCATCAGGAAGATTTGTAATCGGTGGATTTGTCGCTGACACTGGTCTAACAGGTAGAAAGATTATAGTTGATACATATGGTGGACGTAGCCATCATGGTGGTGGTGCATTTAGCGGAAAAGATGCTAGTAAGGTTGATAGAAGTGGTGCTTATTTTGCAAGATACATTGCTAAAAACATTATTGCTGCAAACCTTGCCCACGAATGTGAGGTAACACTATCATTTGCAATAGGTGTCGCAAAGCCAACTAGTGTTGATGTGAATACTTTTGGAACAGGATTATTTGATGATAAGAAAATCGCAAAAGCTGTAGAAAAAGTATTTGACTTAAAAGTAGGAGCTATAATCGAAAAGTTAGACCTTAAATGCCTAGTTTTCGCACAGACATCAGTAGGTGGACACTTCGGTAAGGAATACTTCTTATGGGAAAATACAGACAAAATTTGGGCATTACTTGATGCACTAGCTGATGGAGAACAAAATTATAAACAGTTATCACTGGATATTTAAAAGATTTAGCGGTATTGTTTTTGACTGAAAGGAGAGTGTTTGATATGACAAAACCAACAGTTAAATTCAATAAATCAAAAGAAAGTGGAAATATATTTGCCATTTTATCAAAGGTTCGAGAAGAACTAAGAAAACACCGAAGAATAAGTGAATTCAATAATCTGTGGGATAAGATTCAGGGGTGTAAGAGTTATGAAGAAGCTTTAGAACATATTCGAGAACTTGTTGACCTAGTTGAAGAAAATTAAGAAAAAATGTTAAAAAAAGTGTTCTTTCTTCATCATTTCACTGGATATTAATATCTTTATGCGGTATTGTTTTAGTACAAAAAGCAAAGGAGACACACATATGAAAACACAAAAATTTGGAATCGAAATCGAACTAACAGGAATCACAAGAAGAGAAGCCGCAAAGGTAATCGCAAAGTTCTATGGAACTAGAGAAATATACAAAGGTGGAACATACTTAAGTTATGATGTACCAACTGATGACGGAAGAAATTTCAGAGTAATGAGAGATGCATCAATTGTACCAGAAACAAAGAATGGCACACACGCAAGTGATGAATACAAGACTGAAGTAGTAAGTCCAATATGCACATACGAAGATATCGAAAAGATACAAGAAATCGTAAGAGAGTTAAGACACAAAGGTGCAATAGCAAACTCAAGTTGTGGAATACACGTACACATCAACGCTGCACCACACAATGCAAGGTCAATAAGAAACATAGTAAACATAATGACAAGTAAAGAAGATAGCCTATTCAAAGCTATCGGAGTAAGCCAAGCAAGAGCAGATAGATGGTGTAAGAAAAATGAAATTGCATTTGTAAATAAAATAAACAAATTAAAACCACAAAGCACTGATACAATCGGTCACATATGGTATGATGGCAATATGGGTAGACGTTATAATCACTATGATACAAGTAGATACCACGCATTAAACCTCCACGCAGTATGGCAAAAAGGAACAATCGAATTCAGATGTTTCAATGGTACAACACACTCTGGCAAGATTAAAACATACATTCAATTGTGTCTTGCAATAAGTCACCAAGCACTAACACAAAAAGCATCAAGTCCTAGAAAGACAGTAACAACAAATGAAAAATACACATTCAGAACTTGGTTATTAAGACTAGGACTAATCGGAGAAGAATTCAAAACAGCAAGAAACTTCTTACTAGAAAACCTAGATGGTGACATCGCATTCAAGAGTGGTAGACCTGAACCACAATTAGCATAGAAAGGATAGAATAAAATGAGTAAATTATATGTAGCATATGGAAGTAACTTAAACATGATGCAGATGGGGTACAGATGCCCCACTGCAAGTGTTGTAGGAACTGGAAAAATAATCGATTATAAGTTAACGTTTAGGCGTGTTGCAACAATCGAACCTTGCGTAAAGAAAGAAGTACCTGTTGCTGTATGGAAAATAGAAGATAGTGATGAAAGAGCTTTAGATAGATATGAAGGATATCCTACAATGTATCGAAAAGAAATGATTGATGTAGAGCTGGAAAGTGGAAAGACTTTAAAAGCAATGGTATACATAATGAACTATGGGAAACCATCCTTGCCATACAAAGAATACTTAAATACAATCATCAAAGGATATGAAGACGTTGGACTTGATCCATCGTATCTACTTGAAGCTATAGAAGATACGAAAAATAGAATATAATAAAAATATGTGTGTTTCTTAAAACTATAGAGGATTTAATCGTCCTCTTTTATTATTCAAAAAATTTAGGAGGAGAAAATGGCTAAGACTAGACCTAGAGGCTATCCTAAACTTAAAAATTATAAGCCTACAAGGTTTATGCTTAAAACAAGTCATTACGATAAAGTAAAAGCTGACTTTGCTGTAGACTTTATTGAAAGCCTAAAGCACACAAAAGGTAAATGGGAAGGTAAATCCTTCTTCTTATTACCTTGGCAAGAACAAATTATTAGAGATGTTTTTGGAATAGTAGATAAAGAGGGAAACAGACAATTTAGGCAAACATATGTAGAAATACCAAAGAAGAATGGTAAGAGTGAACTTGCTGCTGCCGTAGCATTGTACTTACTTTTCTTTGATGATGAACCTAGTGCTGAAGTTTATGGAGCCGCATCAGATACAAAACAAGCTTCAATAGTATTTGAAGTTGCAACTGACATGATTAAGAAATCAACAGCTTTAATGAAAAGGTCAGATATATATGCATCGACAAAATCAATTGAATTAAAAGAAGGAACATTAGGTGGTAAGTACCAAGTTTTATCAGCTGACATTGGGACAAAGCATGGGCTAAATATATCAGGACTTATATTCGATGAGTTACATGCACAAAAGAATAGAAAGTTCTTTGATGTATTAACAAAAGGATCAGGCGATGCTAGAGAACAACCATTATTCTTTTACATAACAACTGCCGGTGATTCAACTGAAAGTATTTGTTATGAGCTACACCAAAAAGCAAAAGCAATATTAGAAGGAAAGAAAAAAGACTCATCATTCTACCCAGTTATATATGGACTAGAAAAAGAAGATGATTATACATTAGAAGAAAATTGGAAGAAAGCAAATCCATCACTTGGTCAAACAATTAAGTTTGACAGATTTAGAGCTGCATATAACGATGCTAAAAATAGTCCATCAGAGCTAAATACATTTAGACAATTAAGATTAAATACTTGGGTATCAAGTAGAGTAAGATGGATGAATATGGAAGAGTGGGATAAATGCAGTATTCCTATTGATAAAGATGTGTTAAAAGGTAGGGTTTGTTATGCGGGTCTTGACCTTTCTTCATCTATTGATATCACAGCATTTGTGCTCGTGTTCCCGCCTACTGAAGAAGACGACAACTATTATGTGCTTCCATACTTTTGGGTACCAGAAGACACAATAGTTCAAAGGGTAATGAGAGATCACGTGCCATACGATGATTGGCTAAGTCTTGGATACATTAAAGCAACCGAAGGAAATGTAATTCATTATGAGTATATTGAAAAGTTTATAGAAGAACTAGGAATTATATACAATATTAAAGAAATAGCATATGATCGTTGGGGAGCGGTTCAGATGAGTCAAAACCTAGAAAATAAAGGTTTTACAGTTGTACCATTTGGTCAAGGTATGGCATCACTATCATTTCCAACAAAAGAACTATTAAGATTAGTACTAAAACACCAAATAGCACATGGTGGTAACGTACCACTTCGATGGATGATTGATAACGTTGTTGTTAAAAAAGATTCAGCGGGAAATATCAAAATGGATAAAGAGAAATCGATAGAAAGAATAGATGGTGCTGTAGCATTAGTAATGGCCCTTGATAGAGCAATCAGATGTGGTGGAGAAAACAAAGATAGTATTTACAATGAAAGAGGAATTATCGTTTTATAAATTTGATATAAATATTAAAATGAATTGCTTGACATTTAATATGGCAATTTGGTATAATAAACCACAAAGAGAATAGGAAGCGTTATTATGAAATTATTAAATATTGATTATCAAATAGGCATGTATTCTGTGGAAGTAAATAATTGCATAGATTATAATATAGCTGGTGTTAGTGGATTTTATAAAAAAGATTTTTTTCAGTTATATTGTAGTTTTTGGGGATTGTTTTCAAACTTTTTAAGTTACAATCAAGAATATGTAAGATTAAAAATTTTAGACTTATTTGGATTGAAATTAAAAAATATTAAAGTTTTGGAGTCTGCCACTTTAATATCACTGATAATAGAAAAAATTGATTGCGAAAATCCAGTCATTATAAATACACCCAATTCTGTTTTATTTTACTCTATAATGTATAAGAATTCAGATGTAAAAAGAATGAATCACTCATTTATCATTAATGGATATGATGATTCAAGAGATATATTTTACATTAGAGAGAACACTATAAATTCAGATGTTTTGAGCATCTTAACATCTTCTCAACCATTTTCAGAATATTATTTAACGTATAATATGTTAGAAGATATTTATAATGAAACATATGCTGTTCTTGATAATAAAAGAGAAATCGATAGTTTTTTTCAATTTATGACTTGTAAAGAAGAAGTTAGTATTGATAAGCTTATAATAGAATTTATTAATTATTGTATAGAGTATTTCAATAATAATAAAGATTTACTATATATTGAAATTGAGCAAATGTTAAATGGAAAAAAATACGATAGTTTATATTTAAATGAACAATTTAGAAGAACGACTGTTCATTCTTTTAAACCAGTATTTGACGAAATAAAGAAATTATTACCTTTAGAGTTTGTTTCTGATTTTATTAATTTTACTAATGATTATTTAAAACTTAGAGAAAAAATAGTAAATATAATTGCTAAAAATTCAATTAAAAATTCAAAAATCAATGAGAATTATTTAACAAAAATTTTATATGATTTAAATTCGTATAATAAAAAAATTGGACTGTTTTGTAAAAAAATTATTTATAAAGAAAATATGTATTACAAGAATTTAAAAATTATATGTGATGATGCAATTGTTACTGCTGATAGTGAATATATAATTGGTAGTAAGATTTTCTTTTCTAAAAGTGTCCTTTCTGAACTAAAGGTTGATAATTATTTTAACTTTTGGATGAGCGATACAAAAACTAGAAAACATTGGATCAAAATTGATTTTAATAGAAATATTGATGTAAATAAAATTGTAATCGAACATCGTACTAATATAAAATATATTACAAAAGATTATAAAATTTTAATTTCAATAGATGGAAAAAAATGGATATCAATAGTGAATGTCAAGAATAATAAAGAAGTATTTAATGAATACAATTTTGAAAATAAAATAAGTTTTCGTTTTTTCAAAATGAATATATATGAGCCAAATAATGGCATTGACAATTTTGCAAGAATATCTAAAATCGATTTTTATCAACAAATAGATAATATTAATTAAATAGATTCATAGAATCTATGATTTTAAAATTTATATAATAAGAGTTAGTAAACTAGTTAAGCTAGTTGCTAGCTTTTTTCTTTTACTCAAATTTAGGAGGAATTGATGGAAATAGTAAAAAAGAAAATAGAAGATCTAAGACCAGCTAGCTATAATCCAAGAAAAGATTTAAAGCCTGGTGACAAGGAATACGAAAAACTGAAAAAGAGCATAACTGAATTTGGTTATGTTGAACCAGTTATTTGGAATGAAAGAACAGGAACTGTAGTAGGTGGACACCAAAGATTAAAAGTTTTAATTGATTTAGGATATGAAGAAATTGACTGTGTTATTGTTAACGTATCTTTAGAACAGGAGAAAGCCTTGAATATTGCACTAAATAAAATTAGTGGTGAATGGGATAACGCATTACTTGGAGATTTATTAAAAGAACTTGAAGTAAGTGGATATGATATTACATTAACAGGGTTTAATTTGAAAGAAGCAAAAGAACTATACGGAAGTGGTTCAATGGAAAATGTTAAAGAAGATAACTTTAATGCAGAAAAGGAAGTAAACAATATTTCTGAATCAAAAACAAAGCTTGGAGATTTATACATTTTAGGCCGCCATAGACTAGTTTGTGGAGATTCTACAAAGGTAGAGTTTTATAAACAAGTACTAGATAATAAAGAAGCTGACCTAATTGTAACTGATCCACCTTACAACATTGACTATGGTGGAACTATATCAGGAAATGGTAGAGATATAGCAAATGATAATTTATCAGATAGTGAGTTCTATGAATTCTTATTAGAATTTTATAAAGGATGTTTTGAAGTATTAAAAAAAGGTGGACCAATCTATGTGTTCCACTCAACTAAAGAAACAGTTAACTTTATAAAGGCAATGGCTGATGCAAGATTCAAATATGCTCAAACTCTTGTGTGGTATAAAAACCACTTTACACTAGGTAGACAAGACTACCAATGGATCCACGAACCAATTCTATATGGTTGGAAAGAAGGAGCAAGTCATTACTTTATTAACGATAGAACCATTTCAACTGTCATTGAAGATTTAAGATTAAATGGTAAGAAAATGAGTAAACAAGAATTATTAGAAATCTTAAATAAAATAATTGGAGAACCCGTAAGTGTAATCCATGATAACAAGCCTAATCGCTCACCAGAACATCCTACGATGAAACCAATTACTTTGTGTGCGAAACTCATCTACAATTCAAGCCATGAAGATGATATTGTATTAGATCCGTTCGGTGGTAGTGGATCTACGCTAATTGCTTGTGAACAATTAAATAGAAAATGCTGCACATTAGAACTTGAACCAAAGTATTGTGATGTAATAGTTAAAAGATTTAAAGAGCATAGCCCTAATGAGAAAGTTCAACACTTTAGAAATGGAGTAGAACTAATTGACTAGGATAAAACAATGGGATTATTTAGTAGAAAAGAAAAGAAAGTAGAAACTAGATCTTCGCCAAGTGAACAAATGAAAGAATTTATTAAAGGAGTAGACTTTGATAATCAGATAGGAAATAACAACAGTGGAGTAAGAGTTGATGAAACAACAGCAATGCAAACATCGGCAGTATATGCTTGTGTAAAAATCCTAGCTGAATCAGTAGCAAGTCTTCCCTTGCATTTATTCAAAAAAGGAAAAGATGGTAAAAATGAGTATGCGGATCAACATCCGCTTTTTTCATGCCTGTATGAATCCCCAAATGATGAAATGACATCATTCGAGTTTCGTGAAATAATGATGACTTCCGTACTACTTTGGGGAAATGCATATGCACGAATTATAAGAAAGCAAGGTCATGTAACTGAACTGTGGTATTTAAAACCTAACTATATGACAGTTGAACGTGATAGTCAAACAGGCAAGATTAAATATACATATTCAGATGATATAACAAACAAAACCTATGCATACAAACCAAATCAGATATTTCACTTAAAAGGTTTATCGATTGATGGAGTAAAAGGATTATCACCGATTGCACAGGCTAGAGAAGCCGTAGGTTTGAGTTTAGCAACTGAAGAATATGGAGCAAAGTTCTTTGGTAATGGAGCAAGACCTGGTGGAGTTCTAGAGCATCCGGGAATATTAAAAGATCCAGAGAAATTAAGACAAAGTTGGAATCAAGTATATCAAGGAACAAGAAATTCACATAAGGTAGCAGTTCTAGAAGAAGGAATGAAATACCACTCAATAGGTATTGCCCCAGAAGATGCACAGTTTTTGGAAACTAGAAAATATCAAGTAAACGAAATATGCAGAATCTTTAGAGTACCACCACACCTTGTTGGAGATTTAGAAAGAGCAACATTTTCAAATATAGAACACCAGTCAATTGAATTTGTACAACATACGATAAGACCTTGGCTAGTGAGATGGGAACAAGCGATAGCGAAATGCTTATTATCAGAAGAAGAAAGAACATTATACTTTGCAAGATTTAATGTAGATGGATTTCTTCGTGGAGATTATAAGTCAAGAATGGAAGGATATGCAATAGGTAGACAAAATGGATGGTTATCAACAAATGACATTAGACGTCTAGAAGAATTACCATTAGTACCAAATGAACTAGGAGGAGATGATTATCTGGTTAACGGAAATATGATGCCAATTAGAAAAATTAAGGAGGAAGACAAAGATGAAAACTAAAAAAGAAATAAGAATGCTTCCCTTACAGTAATTAAGAATAGAAGATGAAGAGGCAGGAGAAATCATTGGACATGCATCAGTATTTAATTCTTGGAGTGAACTTTTAGGAGGTCTTTTCCCTTTTAAAGAAATTGTAAGAAAGGGAGCATTCATTGACACAATTAAAGTAGATGATATTAGAGCATTGTTCAATCATGACCCTAACTTTGTACTTGGAAGAAACAAAGCAGGAACTCTTGAACTTGAAGAAGATGATATCGGATTAAAAGTGAGAATATTACTACCAAATACTCAAACTGCAAAAGACCTTGTAGAAAATATTAGATGTGGAGATATTTCACAAATGTCAATTGGCTTTATTGTCGAAGATGATTCTTGGGGTACTAAAGATGGAATCGACATTAGGGAAATAAAGAAAGTCCAATTATTTGATGTAAGTATTGTAACATTTCCAGCTTACACTCAAACAGATTGTGGAGTAAGAGCAATGGAAGAATACAACAATTATAAGTCAAAAATGGATGAAGCAAAGGACTCAAAAGAAAGAGCCAAAGCAAAACAAAAACTTCAAAGCATTCGTACAAAATTTATTTAGGAGGAACTGAAAATGACAATGAAGAAGTTATTAGAAATGAGAGCCAAAAGAGAAGATGCAAGATTAAAAGCAATGAGCATTCTTGATAAGGCGGAAAAAGAAGAACGATTCCTAACTGAGGAAGAACAAAAAGAAATTGATAAAATGGAAATGGAGATTCGTAATTGGGATGAATCAATTAAACGTGCTGAAAAGATGATGGCAATGGAAACAGAAGATGTGGAAGAAACTGTAGAAAGTAAACCGATGCCAGAAAAGAGTGAACGCGGATTTAAAACATTTGGGGAACAATTAATCGCCACATATCGTGCTTCAATGCCAGGTGGTAAAGTTGATTCAAGACTTACAACTAGAGCAGCAAGTGGTTTAAATGAAACTAATCCTAGTGATGGTGGTTTTTTAGTTCAACAAGATTTCGTATCTGAACTATTAAAGAAAACTTATGAAACAGGAATTCTTGCAAGCAAAGTTAAAAAGATTCCTATTTCAACAAATGCTAACGGATTAAAGATCAATTCAGTAGATGAAGATAGTCGTGCAAACGGTAGTCGCTTTGGTGGTGTTCAAGCATATTGGGAAGGAGAAGCCGACCAATTAACAGGTTCAAAACCAAAATTTAGAGTGTTAGAATTATCACTTAAAAAACTAACAGGCTTATGTTATGCAACTGATGAATTACTTCAAGATGCATCAGCTTTAGAAAGTGTTATTAGACAAGCCTTTGCTGATGAATTTGGATTCAAGATTGATGATGCAATTATTAATGGTACTGGTAGTGGAGAACCTTTAGGTATTTTAAAATCAGGATCACTTGTAACAGTTGCAAAAGAATCAAGTCAAACTGATAAGTTAACAGTGGAAAATTTAATCAAAGCTTGGAATAGATTATGGGCTCGTTCAAGAAATAACGCTGTATGGTATATTAATCAAGAAATTGAACCATACCTTTATACATTAAAGATTGGAGATACACCAGTATATGTACCAGCTGGTGGTTTATCAGAAAAACCTTATGGAACAATTTTTGGTAGACCTGTAATTCCACTAGAACAATGTAGTGCGGCAGGAGAAGTAGGAGATATTATCCTAGCAGACTTAAGTCAATACTTACTTGCAGACAAGGGTGGTATTAATGCAACAAGCTCAATTCATGTAAGATTCTTATATGATGAAAATGTGTTCAGATTCATTTATCGTGTAGATGGTCAACCAATTTGGAATAAACCATTAACACCTTATAAAGGTAGTTCATCTGTTTCACCATTTGTTACAATTGCAAAACGTAACTAGGAGGTAAAGCATTATGCCAAAATCACTAGTTAAGCATAAAGTTTTAAAAGAAGTGGGTGCTATTTTTGCATCCGATTTTACATCAGACTTTGTGGAACTATCGTTAAATAAGACAGTTGACTTAATTATAGCAACAGGTGAAGGAACTGAAGGAGTAACTACTATTAAAGTAGCCGCTAAACTTGGAGAAAATGGTACAAAAGAATACATTCCATTTAAAGAAAAAATTGGTCAAAACACTTTTAATAATGTAGAAGCCAGTGGGTGTGAGTTTACAATCGGTGGAACTGAAGGAAGTACTGGTGTAATTGTACTAACACTTGAAGCAGATAAGTTAAAAGGTAAATATGATAGAATTGCAGTAGAAACAACGGCAGTAGCATCAAGTACTGTAAGTGGTGTTATTATTGCAACTACATATGATCCAAGATATTCAGATTAATAAAGGAGAGTGAGTGCATTGTTAACTTTAAGTGAAACAAAGAACTTTTTAAAAGTAGATCATGAAGAAGATGATGCACTCATCACTTCATTGATTATTACATCAAGAGTATTAGTAGAAGGAATCTTAAGATATTCGATTGATGTGTTTGATAACGTTCCAGAGCCAATAAAACAAGCTGCTCTAATCATTGTTGGAACACTTTATGAAGAAAGACAAATTAATAAAGATGATAAGAGTGGACTAGATATCAAGGATACTCTTGATTTGGTAAGAAGAATGCTTTTTGCATATCGAAAGGAGAGATTCTAATGGACATTGCAAGATTTAATAGAAGAATAGACATTCTAGAAGAACAAGTAACAAAAGACTCATTCGGTGGAGAAGACAAAAAGTGGATAGTTAAGAAAACAGTTTGGGCATACATTAAACCTGTAAGTGGAACTGAATACTTTAAATCACAGCAAGTAGAAGCTGAAAATACTACAACTATTAAGATCAGATATAATACATCTGTATCAGTATTAAATAGAATTGGATATCAAGATAAGCAATATGAAATCATTGGTATTATTGATAAAGATACAGATCATAAAGTAAAGATTTTAAATTGCAAGGAAATAGTATCTTATGGGATATAGTGCAAAACAACGTAAAGTAAAAGTTGCAATTGATGGTGCTGAAAGAATTGTAAAAGTGTTAAGACAAATGGAAGATGCGGCAGGGAATGTATTAATGAAAGCAGCAATGGAAGGTGGGAAGATTGCCTTACAAGAAGCAAGACAAAATTGTCCTGTTGATACTGGTGCTCTAAGAAATAGTCTAAAACTTGTTAAAGATAAACAAACAAAAACTAAAGCAACAGTAAAGATTGATTTTGACAAGTCATTAAAATATGGAACACATGTAGAGTTAGGAACTAAAAATCAACCAGCACAACCATTTATGAGAAATGCTTAGGAGGTAGAATGTAATGGATATTTGTGAAGGTTTATTTAAACATTTAAGTGAAAATGAAGAAATAACAAATGAAGTAGGAAATAGAATATATCCAATGGTTCTTCCTCAAAATTGTGTGCTTCCTTCTCTTGTTTATGCCCCGGTGCTTGCTAATTATGATTCAGCTTTAGGTGGAGATACAGGATTTGTTAGGCAGACAATTCAAATTACAAGTCATGCCAAGACTTACAAAAAGGCAAGATCCTTGTCACGTCTTGTGAAAAAAGCAATTCAAGACTTACATGGTAATATGGGTGGTGTCTTTATAGATGCCACTTTTATTAAAACTGATTCAGAACTAAATGGTAATACATCACTTAAATTTGATGTAGATGAATTTATGAGTTTTATAGAATTTGAATTTCATTATAAGGAGGAAAAATAAATTATGGCAATTGCTGGTAAAAACGGTAAGGTTATTATAGGAGATAGTGGTTCAACTAAAGTAGTTGGTATTAAAAGTTGGTCGCTAGAATTATCACTTGATACACTTGAAACAACTGCATTAGGTGATGATTGGAAAAAATATATAGCAGGATTAAAAGAGTGGAGTGCATCGAGTGAAGACCCAGTAGATGATGTTGTCAATATTTCAATTGAATTTACAGGTAATGGAGTATTAATATTTGAAAAAGGTACAGGAGATAGCAACGATTAATGAAAAAAGGAATTACTATTCAACTAGATAAACCAAGAACATTAAGATATGGGATTAATGCTCTTGCTAAAATTGAAGATATTACAAGTAAACCTTTAATGCAACTAGATTTAAGCAATGTTGGAATTAAAGATATGTTAGTCATTTGTTATGCTGGATTATATCATGAGGATAAAGCATTAACTGAGGCGTTTGGTAAACAAGAAAGTAAGGGAAACTAGAATCCGCCATTTTAGATATTTTTACTTTGTGTGAAGATGCGGTAATCAATTTAGGAATAGATCCTTTATAGTTGGAGATTACACTCCTTATGAACTGGTACTTATTGCTAAACAAAAAAATAAGGAAAGTAATTAGAAGTTTGAAAATATTATTACGCTTGCATGGCATGTAGAAGCATTTGCGAGACAAAAGAAATTACCTAAACTTGAAAAAATTATTAAAGATATTAGAAGACCAAAGCAAAGACAAAGTAGAAGTGATGCAATTCTAAAAGCAATGGCGGCAGAGAAAGGAGTAATTATTAAATAGGAGGAATGAATAATGGCAGTAATTAGAAATCTAGTTGTCAAGATATCGGCAGATATTTCCTCACTATCAAAAGGACTTCAAAGTGCATCAAAGAGCCTACAAAATGTAGGAAAAACATTTACAAAAATAGGTGGAACGCTTACGGCATCAGTAACTGGTCCACTATTAGCACTAAGTGCTTCAATTGTTAGTACATCAGCACAATTTGAACAATCTATGGCAAATGCCGCATCAGTAGCAGGTGCAACAGGAGAAGAACTACAAAGGATGACTGATCTTGCTCGTGAAATGGGTAGTAAGACAGTATTTTCTGCAAGTGATGCTGCGGATGCACTTTACTATATGGCATCTGCTGGTTATAAAGTAGATCAAATGGCAGACTCAATTGAAGCAACACTTAATCTTGCATCAGCGACACAATATGGACTAGCTGAAACAACAGACATAGTAATAGCAACACTTAACCAATTTGGACTAGAGGCAAGTAGTGCAGAAAGAGTAACAAATGTATTTGCAAGTGCAATTGGTAATTCAATGGCATCAATGGATAAATTATCTGCATCTATTGGATATGTTGGACCAGTAGCAAATAGCTTAGGATATTCAATCGAAGAAACTGTAGGAGCATTAAGTGTTTTATATAATGATGGTTATGATGGATCAACGGCAGGGACAACCTTAAGACAAGCATTTGTGAGTTTGATGAATCCATCATCAGCAGCACTTTCTATATTTGAAGAGTTAGGATTAACGTATGAAGAACTAAACCCAGCAACAAATAATTTTGCAGACATTGTAGAAAGATTAGGAACAGCTGGACTTTCAACTGCTCAAGCAATGCAGATATTTGGTGCTCGTGGTGGACCAGGAATGCTTGCCTTAATTGGTCAAGGTGCTGATGCTATTAGAGATATGACTCAAAGTATTACTGGTACTAATAAAGCAAATGAGATTGCAGCAATTCAACTTGATACTCTAACCGGACAATGGAAGATTTTAAAATCAGAAATAGAAGAAATTGCTATATCGTTTGGTGATGTGTTAATTCCAATGATTAGAAAGTTCTTAAATAAATATGTCACGCCATTAACACAAAAACTGATGGGACTAAATGATACTCAAAAACAAATGATAGTAAAAATTGCTATGATAGCGGCAGCAATTGGACCAGTAATGTTAATTGTAGGAAAGATTATATCAGGAGTAGGAACATTAATAAAAATCGTACCGATGTTATTTTCTAAAATAACACTCATTATTGTGGCTATTGGTCTTGTAGCAGGTGGACTAGTTGCACTATATAAGAACAACGAAACATTTAGAAATAAAGTCCTAAATATTTGGAAAACAATTAAAAGTGGAATTCTAAAAGTAGTAGAAAGTATTAAAGCATGGTGGAACAAAAATGGCGAAGCAATTAAAACTCAAATTGTAAAAGCATTAGAGGCTTTAGCAAGTGCCATAGTAAAAGCATTTGAACTAATATTTGATGTAGCTAAAAAGGTCTGGCCTTATGTTAAAGAAATAGTAGAAACAGTAATTGGATCAATAAAAGACTTTTGGAATAAAAATGGTGAGAAGATAAAAGATGTCATTGCAAATGCATTTAATAAAATCAAGAAAGTTGCAATGGATGATTTAAATCATATTTTACAATTATTCAAAAAAATATTTCCACTTGTTAAAACAATAGTCTTTGATACAATAAATGGAATTACTAACTTTATCCAAGATAATGGTCAAGGCATAATGAATATGTTTCAAAATATATTTAACTTCATTCAAAAGATTATGACTACATTAAAAGAAGTAATATTTAATGCTGTATCAAGGTTAGTTGAAAGTCTTTATCTTGTATGGGAAAAATTGAAAGCCTTGTTTTTCTCACTTTGGGAAACCATACTTGAATTATATGAAACACTAAAGCCAATTATTGACTTGATTGGAGCAGCAATTCTAACGCTATTTGCAATTATCAGTGGAGTAATTAGTGGAATTATGGATAGTTTAGGACCAGCATTTCAGTCAATAATTGCATCGATTGATGTAATCTTAAATGTCATAAAAGCTTTATGTGCATTATTACGCGGTGAATGGAGTGAGGCTTGGGAATATGTAAAACAAGCAGGTCTTGCATTTTGGGAATCATTTAAACAAGCAGGACTATCATTTTACAATTTCTTTAAAGGATTTATTGATGGATTATTACAAGCATTTGGCTCATTTAAAGACAAAATCGTAGAACTTCTAAATAATATATGGAATGCGATTAAGGAATGGTTTGGAAAATTAAAGCAAGGATTAATTGATACTGGAAATTGGATATGGAGTTGGCTTGGACCATTATTTGAGTCAATTGGAAACTTCTTTAAGAATTGTGCAGAAGGAATAAAAACAACTTTCTCAAATATGGTAACTGCAATTGGGAATTTCTTTACTAGTATGTTTGATGGAATAAAAAATACACTAAATAATATTTGGACTAGTATCACTGAATTATTTAGTAGCATTGGAGATTTCTTTAAAAACATAACTAAAGATGCATTTAATTGGGGAAAAAACTTAATTGACAATATCGGAAATGGTATTAAAAGTGCATGGAATGGACTAGTAGATGGACTAGAATCAATTGGAGGAGCAATAGCAGATTTCTTAGGATTTGGCTCACCTACTAAAAAAGGCCCTGGACATTATGCTGATGAATGGATACCTAACTTAATGAGTATGATGAGAGATGACTTATATGAAGATATTCCATCAATTAGAACAGCCGCATTAAGTGTAGCAAGTGTATTAAGCCTAACAACTAGTTCTAACCAAGCTGTAGTAGGAGAAGGATCAAGTCCATTTGGAGATTTGCTAAATGGATTATTAATGGCAAATTCTACAACTTTAAATACAAATAATGATATGGGAGAAATTGTTCTCCAGATAGATGGGCAAACATTTGCAAGATTAATTGCACCAAGATTAACGAAAGAATACAAGCGTAATGGAATAAGTCTTAAGGAGGTGTAG